GCCAAGTCCACAAACCTAATGGTTTGCCTTTCTCACTTCCCTGCCGTAGGAGGCATGACTAACGGCCTCCACTGCAACGGCGGGAATTCCGTTGCTCACACCAATCTTAATCGATTGGTGTCCACCTGAGCTTCATGCGGACGGCATCAGGTCGTCCAGCACGCTCGAGGTGCTGAGGGTCCTCAAAGGGTAATTCCCTTTTAGGATTCAACACCTTCAGTAGGGCTCCTACACCACTCACCTTCGAAGAAGGCAAGGAGGAAGAAACTACCCATCCCCTGACTAAGGGGACATGATAGGCTGGATGTATCCGTCCGATATCCTGTATGGAGTATCGGAACGGACACACAGACCAGCGACCCAACACATGAGACCTAGGCGACGGCTCCACCCAAGGAGCCGAAGCTGTGACAACAACAGTAGGGAAGTAACCCCCCAAAAGGGAAGCTAATTTGCTGTCAAGCCACGCGGCCGTCCGCCACAAACCAGAAAGGTAAAACCTATTCCGAAGTGCAACGGTCGACTCGATCTCACGAACGTGCTTCCGTGATGAAGGAAGATCGGCTAAGCCGTCTTGATAGACGACTCGCCGGACACGGACCACACTAACATCGTGGCCGTCGTAGAATTCCTTCCCGCAAGACTCTCGAAACTTTCCAGTCAAGAAAGACTTGCGCACGTTCACCTTGAAACCAAACAGTTCCAAGGCGTGTACCACGGATTTAGCGTATTCTACAGGGACTATAATATCATCCCCATAGACGCGCACCCTCCCGCGAAGTGAAGAAATATCACTCCGCTTAAGGCGGTGTCCTAAGCTCCACTGTATTCCCAGATAGACCACGGTCGTAAAGACCATAGCTTCAATTGGAAAAGTAAGAGCTGAACCCATAGACGCGAACTTGGCCAGGCGTAAAACACCGAAACCAGGTACGTCAGCCTTCCGTGAGCGTGTTGCATCAACCGCCTCAAGTAACAAGGGGTGACGTCGTAACATCTCACGTACAAGCTGATTGGAGACACGATCGGAAGCTTCGCTTAGATCAAGCGTCGCTAAACTCCCAGTCAAGGAGCCTTCTTTAGCCAGATGGTTATTACGCCACTGGTCATCGAAGCCGACCACACCACCCAAGTACTCATCATCTTGAATGGCAGGTACAAGCATATCTTTCAAGCCTTGCTGTGTGTATTGCATATAGCTTGGCTCGATTGCGATAATGCGGGGTGTCTTCATCGTTTTAGGAACTGTAATAACCCTAACGGGTCGTTCAGCCCCAGGTTCAAGGAAATCAACACGGTCAAGGCGATAATAATACCGCCAATTTGGAAGTTGATACTCCCCATAAGGGAATATTTTCTCCAAACGCTCGGTCCACTCCTGCGAATCAAACTTCTCGTTTCCGAGGAGTCGATCAGCAGTCGCGCCGGGCCCGTGCTTCGGAACGAAGTTGGGCGATCGAGGGCCTTCTGGTCCTCTTTTACCCCACAGATCCCTATAGAGGTCGTTATCGACTCTCTGGATAACTCCATTCCAAAGGAGATCCGAAACTTGTCTAAACTCAAGCTTTTCAGCCAGAGTCCTACAAGCGTCGGCTCTTTTGACTTCCTGTTCACACTCAACAAACCCTTTCATCGCAGCATACCTACGGCGATCTGCCGCAGGTAATTCCAATTTGCCGTACAGCAGCGTTAGTTGCCGAACGGCCTGGATCGCTTCGATTAGGGGATCATCAAGTAGGACACCACTTGATCGACTGAACACAAGGTCGAGGAAACCTCCAAGAAATTGGGGGAGACCTGCTCTCCAGGTAAAACCCTGGAACGAGTCGCGACTTACCACCTGCTCAGACAAACTTTTTTGGAAGTCTGTACAGAACTGTGGCAGGGTTATCGTCAAAAACGATAAACCCTCGTGTTCAAACCGACTATGGACAGTTTTGACGTCCATAGTGGTGCTTACGCTGCACAAATCGCCAAATTCCTTGGCGACCTCCTGCCAGAGCAACATTAGGCTTTTCATCCATCCCTCCTAACAGAGGTGTGTGGAATCCGTAGCTTAATGTCTCAGTTCACGCTCCCTACACCATTATTGGATAAGGAATGTGAAGCACAGTATACCTGGACAGCAGCTAAATCGCCATTCAAGTATCTGGAACATCCGCAACTGGCCCGCGTAGTATAATCTACCATAGGCCATGAGAAAGGTCTGCTAGCTTTCGCCAGCAATAACCTTTGTAAGATTGGCATCGGAAAGCCATGCCACGAGAGCCTTGCCGTTAAGCAAAAGCTCCGCGTTGGTGTAGGCCCCGTCTACCGGCTCGTCGATGACGAGATAGGCAGATGAGCTAACCTTTCGTGACTGATTCGCCACGAATGGATCACTCGCCACCTTACTCACATCAAGACGAACCATCCTACGCACGCGGCCACGTGAAGTGGTCGTATGCGAGATGGTCAACATCACCGTCTCGTCGTCCTTTGTATAGACGGCGGAACGGTCTCCGACGCTCGTTCGCGGAAGCGACTGAGCAACGGAGTTGATAGTGACTGACTGCGGATCTGAAAACATTAAGCATCACTCCGGTGAGAGAAGCCGGCGGTCAGGATAACCACCAGCATATGAGCCTGCTCATGCAAATGCATAAACAGGATGGAATGGCCGAGGTAGATCTCTACCTCGCCACGCCCCTACCCTGAGACAAACCCAGAGCAGCTAAGATGGCCCATTGCCGGTCAGAAAACTGACCAACATCAAGACCAAATCCGAAAGGAGTAGCACGCCTACGGACCTTCGTTTCTGAAACGAAGCGTTGATTTGAATTAACCGGACCAGCTCCAACAATGGAGTAGCCCGACACGTTCAAATCCTTTGTACGGAGCGTATGCTCCATAACATAGCCGTAAGGTATGACAAGGTCGTCGGTTAGAAACATGGAAAGATTATTCATCAAATCTCCCATGTTTGTTACCCAATCGGCGGCCCAACTCCACGGTGTCAAGTTCCAGATTGCTTCCGGAGTAGGAAGCACACCAAGTAAATGATTATACTCTTGGATTCTGGAAATCATACTGCCAACCAGTTTATCTGGTGCAACGGCATGATACGTGAAGGCGCCAGAAAACCACCTCTTTACAGTGGTGGTCTCGACGGTTATTCTCCGCGCTCCTGACATCGTGCCACCATATAACCGAGTATTAAGTGAAGGTCGGCCGGCGTAAATGCCACCTTCCTCCACCAACGTACTCGACTCAATGGTGGGTGGTTCTTCATATCTCCGTCGAATAAGTTTACCAGCATCCCGCACATATTGCTTAAGAATCTTCTCAGATTCTGTCAGCGACATATGCAGTTTCCGGATGTCGGAGAGTAGAGGCTTAAGCCCGAATTCATAATTCAGGTATTCGCCTCCTACATTTCTGTCTCTTAGTGTGGTTAACCCAGGAACTCTGGGCAGGCCATCACGATAGAGCTCTCCAACCATATTGAAGACGGACACGTGCGGATTCGTCGGGGCGCAACGAGAAATCGCTGTACTCCCAAACGCATCTAGCTCTTCATCAGAGTAGTCACGTGAAACGGGTAACCAATAATCCGATGTACGAAAATCAGTCGAATTATTGATCAACGGCAACTGAGGACCGACAAAACTCGCTAAAAGCGAACCGCCGGACGATAGGACTTGGCCACGATATACACGGCCATCATCCCAATACGAAGCCTTTTCATTATAGAAGGGCCCCCCAGTGTCGTAGAAAGTACCATTCAAGCGACCAGATTTATCGGCCGCTCGATAGTATTCATCCCGAATGATATGATTCTCATCTCTGGTTAACTCACCAGTAACGATGGTGTACGTATTACTCGAGACGTTAGTCGTATAACTACGATACTGCGTCTCAATACGCGACCTCTCACGAGGCACACCACCAAGATGATTATACCACACAATAACTCCTTCGGATCCCCTGGGAAACCAAGGTGAACACTGGAACGGGTAGGTTTTCCACCCGCTCCAGCGTTGTAACCTTCCCAGGTGATAGTGACCAATGAATGGCAGGCGCAGTAAAGCACCGGGGGCCCCTTTGGGGG